GTGGACACCAGAAGGTCGAGGCCAGGGATATCGGTCGTGCTGTGCGTGCCGTCACGGTGCAGCATGTAATCGAAATTTTCCTGGAAACCGAGCTTCAGAGTCTCGCTGTTCTCTTGCAGGAGGTTCGTCAACTGAACCTTTTCCGCATCGCTGGGAACGCTGGACTTGTCGTCCGTCATCACAATACCGTTCTGCGCAAGCTCGTCTTCGTTCAGGCCGAACCCGTCATGGAAACTGCCCCACGTGTACTTCGCCTGTTGCAAGGTGCGCTTACGGTTGTAAGTAACCTGCGTATCGCCGAAATAGGACTGGAAATTGGAATCATTCGAGTACCGAAGTTGTTCAACCACGTACTGGAGTCCGCCGACGTAGGGTTTCTTGCCTTCCATGAGCCATTTGATAAGCGGACGATTGATATTGATCTGGTCGATCGGATCGTTTCTTAAGAAAAAATTGATAGCCGCGTTCCCGGCATAGGAAAGTTGTTCAGTTGTGAAAGGCATTTTGCACTCCAAGAATGAAACAGGGTTAGTACCGTGTCTTCTTGGGTTGCGAGCCCTATACGCCGCGTTTAAACGCGCCGGGCGACGAAACCGGGGAGCAGTCGGAAGGCAATCAATGCAAAGGTTATGCCAATTAAGGGTCTTGTGTCAACTAACCTTGGAAACCGTACGCCTGCTCAAGCGCCAACTGCGTCGTAATGCCTGCTGGCGCAGTTCCTACCGGCACTGGCGCATTAGCCAGGTTAACGATTGTCGCGCGGATGTTTGACGCAGGATAAGCGTGACTAGACCATGACGGAAACCGGATACCCCATGCTGTGGGTAAACCATCTGGGGTGAGAATGGACGTGTCAATCATGAAGAATGCGTTCCTAATCGTACCGCCAGTTGGTGACCCATCCGATAGGATATCCATTGCACCATCAAGACAGCGGGAGTAATACCCGTCAATCAGTGCGCCATTTTTGAGACACACCTTTAAACTTACCATGTTACCGCCGGTAGTCGGACGGCGTGTCGGGGTGCCTATATACACCCCTTCATCCACGGCATTGATGATCTTGTTGAACTGCATCAAGTACATGAAGTGCGGAGGCGCAAACCAAGCGCCGATGCCGCCCACGTTGTTACCGAACGGATCTTGCAAATCCGAATACCGTCGTCGCGTGACGTTCTCAAATGTGGCGTTTCCTGCACCCACGAAGCCCATGCATACCCCATCAAGCAGAACATCTTTGAAGTGCGCCGTTGGAAAGACAAAGTTCGTATTCGGTGCGACGCCAGGGCCAAATGCTGAATCTAACGAAACGGCAACAGGGGCAAATTGCGAGGCTAATGCATCGGCGGCAACATCCACTGTTAGGCCCAAGAAGTTTATGTTGGACCCTCCCTTAATTGAAACAATAGCGGCCACGTTCGTAGGTCCGGTCCAGTAAGCACCCACATAACCAGGACTCGCCGAGAAGTCATTGACGCCATGCGTCTGTAAATAGTTTCTGTATTGCACGGTGTTCCACCCACCGCCGATAGCTTGCGTCGTATGGATGCCGTCAACGCCGAAGTTGCCCTTGTATCTTATCTTCGCGTCACGCCATGTGCCTGCGGCGTAGCAGAAACACAGTGCGGGAAATCCGATATTATCTACGTCGAGTCGTCCAGACTTCACGAACGTTACATCAGAATCGGGTACGAAAATGCTCTTAGCCTGATCAGAGCCCATAACGCAGTTAACCAGGCAATCCCACATAATAGGTTGCTTTAGGTTCAATGCCGCCTGTAGTGCCTGGGAACTATCCTTGATAGGCTCGATGCCAGGGCACTGGCTCAGAGCAACGGCCATTTAGCGCTCCGAATCGTTTACTGGACCGTCCTGTGCGCCGTCATGAAAGCCGCCCTTCTTGGTGACTTTCGTTTTCTTGCTGAGTACCTTATCCATTTCACGTCTGGCGCCGACAGCCATAGGGTCGTGAATCATGCCAGCCTGGTTCAGTTGCACAGAACCGGGCGGATGAACTTGAATCGCGTGCCCTTCCGGCACCATAACGGTAACATGACCCATACTATCTCCAAATCGTCAGACGTTTCTGATACTCGGCCGCTTCAGCGTGTCGATTCTGCGCTTCCAAGATCCGATTGGCAACTTCGACCCTTGCATAGAGGAATTGGCGGATCAGTGCGTTGACTTCGCGCTTTAAGTCTGGCTGCTCTAAGTGCTTGATGAATAAGTCGTGTGCCAAACACTCTAGGCCAAACTGATATTGGTCGAAATCGGTCAAACACTGCTGGTCGCCGAGCTTACTGCGAGGGCCGACCGGATGATTGGTTATGTTCCGATAGTAAGGCGTCTTCGCAAAATGCACCGCACCCTTAACAAAGGCGTGAGCCAAGTCCACAAAGCACCAATACGCCCTAAGCCGCGGCTGAAGGATGGCTTCCAATCCTTCGCGCCGATATATGGCGTGTTCGGGCCATACATGATTCTGGATAACAAAATTCCACAAGTCTTCTGGTTTCGTAAATGTCCGATCTTCCGCGACATAGAACGCCTCCCATTCGGCTTTATCATTAACTTGATCGTAGAGCTGGCATGGTGCGAAGTATATGGCTACTTCAGGATGTGCTTCGAGGAAATCAACGCCCTTCTGCACTTCATCCGGCAGCAAGTAGTCGTCGTCTCCCAGAAAGACGCAATATTTGGTGTTAGCCGCAAGCAGCGCTGCACGCATGTTCGGGAATGCGCCAATATTCGTGCCTTGCCGGATGTACCTACCGGGAAATGTGACCTTCGTCTTGCCGTTATCCGAGAGAATTATCGGCGTGCCGGGAAACTCCGTAGTCGTTTTGTCCAATGTCCATTGCAAGAAAGGGTCACGATTGTATGTCGGTATGCAAATACTAAGTTTGGGGATCAAGGGTCCTCCCGTCATGGTTCAGGCGGATGCCGCAATTGATCCATGGCTGAAAGCCGGCCTGTCGCACAACTGAGCAGAATCCATAGTCCTCAGACAGCAGGTTGTCCATCTCAATGCGGCCATTATAAAAGTGGTGCATCTCGCCGTTGCCGTAGCTCGGCACGATCTTCTGTTCAATGATCGCCTCAAACACCTTGCGTTCGACCTTCAGGAAGCCTCCAGGGACAAACATCGCCTTAATCATGCCTTGGGTTGGGATGTCGGCCAAAGCCACCGTAGCGCCCTTCTCATCGCGGCAGAACGGCATTGGCGGCTGGCACTTGTCAGTGTAAAGACCGCTAACGACCGGTTCATCGGAGTCAATCAAGTCCTGAAGATGTTGGCGCGTGAATCCGATGTCGCTGTCAATCGAAATCATCACGTCATATTCTTTGCGCTTCAGGAACTCGTTCGCGAGCACATTCCTGGCGACGTAGATGTCCGACTGCCCAGCCATCGGCAACCAGCCGCCATGGAGGCCATTAGCATGGAGCAATCCAGCCGTATAAAGCGTCACTGTCTGATTGCCGCGGATCGGAGTTGCAATCAAGACCTTTTTGTAGTCCCTCATTTGCCGCCCATCCCTGCAAGGGCGGCGTTTACCGCCTCAAGCGCACTGCTTGGTCCAGATTTGATGCTTCCGCCACCTGCTGGGTTCTTTCCAGCGCGCATTGGCTGATTTTCAGGCACGCGCGGACGTGCTACGGCCGGCCGATTCATTGCCGGCAAGTTGCGGTATGCCTCTTCAAACTTGGCCTTCCATTGTGACGGCGGAATCGACGCAAATACAGGCTTTAGGGCCGCCACCAGAATCGGCTTCTTGACATCCCAATCTTTATCAAGGCTTTTAAGAGATCCTTCGAGTTCTGTCAGCGCGGTGCGTGCCGTCGCAAGCTCGGTGTCATACGCTTGCTGCCGTTCCTGTTCTTGCCGGGCGTTGTCGGTGAGTTGCGTACGGAACTGAGAAGAATTGCGAGTACGGGCGATTTCCTTTGCATATTGTGGAGTAACTTGTCCTTTAGCAACTGCATCTTTGAGATCTGCATGAGCCGAGAGTGGATCACCAACCGTTCGGTCCTTACCAAGAAGAGTGGCGAGACGTTCTGCGACATTTTCTACAAGCTCCAAGGCTTTGGTTTGTTGTGCCGGGTCGTTGCTATTAAACATCGCAAGCCACGAAAGGGTCTCGCCGTACTGTTCCGGCGAGGCGCCGGTTGCCTGCACGCCTTGCACCATATAATCGAAGTCTTGCTTAACGCGATCGCGTTCCGCCGTGATTTCTTTTGTGGTCGTAATGAGCGACCGGATGCGTTCCTGTGTCGGCCCTTTTAGATCTTTGGGGATCGGGTCATTGATCGGGTCCGGCTTCTTCGGCTCGACAGGTTTGACACCTTCGGCAGGTTTATCTGCGGGCTTTTCGGCGGGTTTGTCCGCAACCTTCGGGAGAAACTTGCCAGTGAGGGGATCTCTCTCACGTCCGGCGGCAACTTCGTCGCCCTCAGTGCCCTCGCTCTCTCCATCTCCGTCAGCGGCGCCCTCTTCACTGTCTGTACCATCGCTGTCGGTATCAGTGCCTGTGGTTTCATCCACTTCATCAGCAGAATCGTCGCCAGTAGCTTCTGTACTAGTGTCAACTGGTGCTTCATGAACTACCTCTTCAAGCGCCGCATTCACCGCGTCTAAGGCTGTTTCGCCTGCTTTTTGGGTCATGACGCTGACCTTACTTTGTCAGGTGCTTAACCGCCCACATAACCGCTTCTTCGGTCTTCGTGAGCGCAATCGAAAGTTCGCGGCTCTTGCCTACACTCTCGATGAGTGCATGCAGTTCCAGACCTTTGTCTTTAATAGCCTGCATCGTCGCCTTTTCGGCATCGGATAGCACGCGGTACGCGTGGCGCATTACGTTATTGACGGTTCGGGCATCACTAGTTGAATCTACTGTGGTCATTGGGCTCTCTATCGTTATTGGGAAGGCTTAAAATATCATACTGGCGTCGCAGGGGCTACAGGCGCCTGTCCTGGTTCGGGCGGCGCGGGCGGTGGCGGCGGTTGATCGGCGGCAATAGCCGGCGAAACGAGCGTAGCGGCGGCTTCGGGCGACAATTCGCCTTTGAGTGCCACCGTAACCTTCGGCATGATCGGCGGCCGTGGCCCGCCAGCTCCAGGAGTACCGGGCGGCGGCGTTTTCGGGATAAACCGAGTCACGTCGCTCTCGTCGCCAAAGCGAATCATCGTTTCTTTGATAAGTTCGGTGAGCGAATTAGCCAACGGCATGTTGCCGGTCGCCAAAGCCTGCTCTACTTGCTGGATCGTATCCTTGATAATCGGCAGAAGCGTCGTCCCGGCTTGCGTATGCTGCCGCGGGCGGCCGGTCGTGCCGGCTTCAATCCGCACTTCAACCATGGTGAAAAGGTCTTCAATATCCATGCCTTGCGGCCAAAATGCCTTCTTGCCGGCAATACGCTGCACATCACGGATAGAGAGACACTGCAATGCCTGCTGCGCCGTGTATTGTGCCATGTCGGTTAAGCATTCTTCGAGCGAATCGCGGTTAGATGTCGTCCGTGCCTGAGTCCCTGACTGTTGGATGTTCGCTTCCGTCGCCGTCTTCGGATTGCCAGGCCCCGAAATAGCTGCGGATAGAGCTTCTTGAACGCCACTGATGCGCTCCATGTCGTTCAGAATATACGTCGGGTCGAAAACCCGCATATCGATAGCCGCAACCGGCTTCGGCGCAAAGAGATCTGCTATCGGCGTCGCAGGATCGCTCGGCTTGAGTCCGGTGTACTCTTGATGTTTGGCCTCGGTGAGTTTCTTGGCTTCCGTCTCGTCCATCATTGTCGCGTTGAACAGGACGCCCGGTATGGAGCGTTCGCGAGTCAGGCGGAAATTCGAGCGACTGGCTGAATATTCGTCCTGCAATTTGTACAGCCGCCATGATAGCGACTGCGCATGACGCTGTCCGTCCACTTCGTAGAAGGCAAAGTAGAAGTAAGGATAAAATCTTGCGGTCGGGTATGGCGGCGGATACGGTTGCTTGGCCCACTTCTTCACGCCGTCCAGCATCGTGCGAATCACCTTGTCGCGTCGATCCCATAGTTCCACCAATCGGTAAAATGCGGGTGAATTCGGTGTTGACGTGCTCGATACGAACGCCTGTGCGCTCTCGGCCGTCAACATTCCTTGCGGCAGGACGTTATCCACAGCACGCGTCGTCAACTCTTTGGGTGCCGTCTGGTAATAGAGCTTCGCAGTCTTCAGTTCTTCAGCGGAAATCAGCGGACAACGTGCCAATGCTTCGTCTTTGGCGACGAACATTTCATTGGCGATCCAGTCGGCTT